GAACTCAAGCTTATGGAAGGAAGTGCAAAAATCATCTCACTGATTGCCCGTGATGAGAACCAACATTTGGTTATCACTCAGAATATTCTGAACAAATGGAAAGAGGGTGATGACCCTGAGATGGCAAGTATCTCCAAAGAAGAAGAGCAATGGTTCTATAAGACCTTTGAGAATGCTGTCAATCAAGAAAAACTTTGGGCAGAGTATCTGTTCAAGGATGGTTCTATGATTGGTTTAAATGATAAACTTCTTCAGCAATATGTCGAGTGGATTGCCAATCGTAGAATGAAGGCAATTGGACTCAAACCACTTTATGATATTCCTGCGAAAAATAATCCACTTCCTTGGACTGAGCATTGGATCAGTTCTAAAGGTCTTCAAGTGGCGCCACAGCAAACGCAAGTGCAGTCATATATTGTTGGTGGTATTAAGCAGGATGTTACCAAAGACTCTTTTGCTGGGTTCCAGTTGTGATTGACATTAAGACTGAAATAGTGTATTATATAAATAATAATAGGTAAGTTCAGTCTTAAAATGAATAATTATATTCTTTACTACTACTTAAGGGAGGACTTTGGTTCTCCCTTTTATGTGGGATATGGGAAACCAAGAAGAATACACGCAAAACATTTGAGAAGTAATGGTGCAAATCTATTACCACCAAGAGAAAGAAGATGGGTTGTAAAATCTGGTCTTACTAAAGAAGAAGCAATAGAGTTAGAAATAAAACACATAGCACTTTGGAAAAGAGAGTGTGATGGTGGTTTATTATTAAATCAAAATCTTGGTGGTGAAGGAAAACCTGGAGGACAAAAAACAATAGGTTTTGGTGGCAGAAAACACACCGAAGAAGCAAAGAAAAAAATAAGCGAAAAGGTTGCTGGTAAAAATAATCCAAGATATGGTGTTAAACTTTCACAAGAAACAAGAAATAAAATAAGTCAAAATAGAGCACCAAAATTTGGAAAAGATAATCCAAACTCTAAAACTTGGAAAATCACTTCTCCAGAAAATAAAGAATATATTATTGTTGGTGGATTAAAGAAATTTTGTAAATCTCAAAGTATTTCTTATGCAACAATGAATGCAGCAATACTTTATGACAGAAAAGGACCGAGAAAAAATGGATGGTCAATTGAGAAAATTTAGAGTATCACTACCTGAAGATGAGTGTGTGATGAAACTTCAGGAATATTGTAAGTTTTCTTCTACTTTACTGAATATCCCTGTTATTAAAAAACCATTATGTATTGATGCAAACTGCCACAATAATGTAAATCATTATGTGAATACTTATGGCGGAGAAAAGATAAGTGGATACTATTTGATTACAGATACTGAAGATGAAACTTATGGATGTGCAATATATCATAGTATCTGGAAAAATACTTATGGAGATCTAGTTGATATAACTCCATTTGAGGATGGTAGAGAATATAATATGTTTTCCGTTATGAATACTACAGAATATTACTCTGGGGTTGCATATGATGGAAAAAGATATAAATTATTAGAACCAGGACTTAACATAATCTAATGTTACCAAAGATACTTTCTCAGGATTCCAACTATGATGAATGGTGCGAGCAGGCAATCCTGAACGCATATCAAGAAGCAGCAGAATGTGATGAATACTTGTTTGGTGATTATGATTACAAAAAAGAATGGTTGGGTAAATACCATGATGATGTAAAATGAGGGTCTTAAGACCCTCTTTTTTTATAAATAAATTTATAAAAGTATTACAAAGAAGAAATGTCTAGAATTACTGGCAGTGAAGCAAAAGGTATGGTGGAAGCATATGCTGCGATTTATGCTCCACAAGTAGAAGAAGTTGTAGAAGAAGTTGTTGATGAAGATGTAGATCAACTTGATGAAATTGCTGTCAATTTTGGTGGGCAAGCAGCGTTAGCGGCAAAGCAAAAGGAATTGGCTCAACAAAGGCAGTCTGATAATAGAATTGATGCTTTGAGACAACAAAGATTTGGTAGTGGTGGATCTCCTAGTGCTAAAGGTTCTGGTGGAACTAGATATGGAACCGGATCAACCCCAGCTGCTTCTGCAAGACCTGCCACACCCGCTTCCGCTTCTAGACCTGCTCCTACTCCTAGACCTGCTCCTGCTCCTGCTCCTGCAGCGGCACCTGCTCCTACTAATGTAGCTAAAGTTGCCCCCACTAGACCTGCAGCACCTGCAAAACCTGCAACCGGAATGTTGGGCAAAACTTCATTCGAAAGAAGAACTCCAACCTCTGCCGAATTAAAGGCAGCACAAGCAGCAAGAGCATCTGGTGCTTCTCCAGAAAAAGCACTTCAGGCAGCAAAGGCTGCTGGCACCACTGCTAAAATTCAATCAGCAGGTCAATCTGCTGGTGCTAAAGCATTTTCATCACCAACTCCAGGTGCATCAGCATTTAAAGCACCTGAAGTTAAGCAGACCGCTGCCCTTGCTGCAACCCCTAAACCAACCCCTGTAGCGCCCAGACAGACCGCTAGAGAGAAGATGCTAAACCAGTCCTATGAGTATGATGCTTTTGATTTAGTCCTTGAGTATCTTATCGACAACGGGCACGTAGAGACCGTAGATGAAGCACTCTATGTAATGATGGAAATGGATGCAGAAGTCATCCGTGATATTGTTGAGGGTCAATCAGGACGCACTGCTGTTGGCGATGGTCGCACCGTTTGATAAAAGTTTAACATAATACTTGGGGGTTGACAAACCCCCTTTTTTATTGCTAGAATCGCTTTGCTAGGATTGAAGATAAATAATATCTCATAAAGACCTTTAATATGAGTTATGAAAATCCCTGGAGATTCAATGGGGAAATTTTTGAGTCTTCTGATATTCAAGATTATTTTGGTTTTGTATATCATATTCATTGCGGTAAAACTGGTCGTAGTTATATTGGTAGAAAGTATTTCTGGTCTTTCCGCACACCAAGAGGAAAATCTAGAAAAGTTAAGTCAGAGTCCGATTGGAAAGCATATTACGGCTCCTGTCCTGAACTCAAATCCGATATTAACATTTGGGGAAAAGCATCCTGCGACAGAACAATACTTAGCCTCCATAAAACCAAAGGACAGTGCAACTACGAAGAAACAAAACAGCTCTTCCTAAATAATGTGTTGATCGAGTCTCTTGACGATGGGAGTCCAGCGTATTACAATAGTAATATCCTAGGACGCTACATGCGAAAAGATTATGGAAACTTTGGAAAAGACTCTGAAACAATCACATGATTGGGCAATTGATCGTATACATTTCCTATGTGAAGAAAAAAATATTGAAGATGCCCATGCGATTCAATCTGAGTTTAGTGAATGGTTGAATCCAGATATTCCAGAGCATGATATTTTCTCATTAGAATTCATAGGAGAGGAAGATGACATTAGATCTTCATAACTTTTTCAAGTTTTACGACGAAAAAAATTCAAATCACGTAGCAGCAGTTCAATGGTTAGAAGATAACCTACCTGCTCAGTTTTTAGATGATGCAGAAACTGACTGGATTGGTATTTTCAGAACAAAACCACCAACTCCAGAGGTTTTAGCAGTTCCTTATTTCAATCAAGTAGACAACTACAGAGATGCACATAGAACTTGTAACAGTTCATCGTGTGCTATGTGTCTTGCTTTCCTCAAACCAGGAAGCATCAAAGGTGATGACGAGTATGTCAAGAAAGTATTTGCGATTGGCGACACGACTGACCATTCGGTACAGACAAAAGTTCTGGCAGGTTATGGAGTTAAGTCACACTTTAGTTACAATCTTTCTTTTGCTGACATTGATAAGAGTCTTGATGCTGGGAAACCTGTTGTTATTGGTATCTTGCATCGTGGTTCTTTATCTTCTCCTACTGGTGGGCACATGGTTGTAGTCATCGGTAAGACTCCAGATGGTAAAGGTTACTATTGCAATGATCCATATGGTTCATGTAATGATAATTACACTGGTCCAGTAACAAATGGTAAGAAGACCATTTATACCAAGGCAATGCTTAAGCACCGCTGGTGTCCAGGAGGCAATGATGGCTGGGGAAGAATCTTCGACTAATTTTAAGAGAAAGATGCTTAAGGTCATTAAGGATCTTACAAATCACGGTAAGCACGTGGAAGCAAATCAATTGTATCAAAAGTATTTCGGAGGACCACATGGCAAGAGTTGATCTACACAATTTCTTTCAGTTCTATGATGAAAGAAATCCAAATCACGTTAAAGCAGTTCAATGGTTAGAAGATAACCTACCAGTCAAGTATCTAGAAGATAATGTTGATTGGGCGGAGATTTTTAGAGGAAAAAAGACTAGTGCTGCACCAGCCTCTGCCGCTGCTGCAGCTCCTGTAACAGGTGGTGATGATGTCCCACAAATGGGCAT